AGAGAGTTGGCAACACATGCTAATGATATTGAGCATTTACAGGCGGATATGGATAAACTTGTTAAAGACATGGAAGAAGTAAAAAAATGCTTAGCGGAAATACAGAGATTACTTGGAGAACAAACCGCTAGTAGAAGAACCATGCACACTGTATTTAATGTAATTGCAGTTTTGTTTGGCGGTTTAATTGTGGCGTTATTTGAAAAATTTGTAAAGTAAGGAAATAATATGGCAAAGAGTGATATGAAAGAAGACATGAAAGCCGATGTCAAGCAAGATAAGGCTATTGTGAAAAAAGCATTCCGTATGCATGATGCGCAAGAGCATAAGGGCGGCAAGGGTACAAACCTTACCAAACTTAAAAAAGGCGGTAAAGCAAAACGTTACGATGAAGGCGGCGATGTAGAAACTGACACCGCACAAGGTAAAAACTCAATGATTGATGACAATACTCGCGCTATGGCGTTGGATTATGCCAATACAGATATTGATAAAGAACCTCGCTTAGATAACGTGCCAATGCCAAAAGAAAAAGCCAAAGCTAAGGCATCTTCGAAAGGCGCTAAAGCTTTTACTAAGGCAGAAACAAAAGGAGGCGCTGCGCTAATGACTCGTAAAGATCGTAGCGACATGCCTAAAGCTAAAGCAAAATCTTCTAGCTATACCCCGGATTACTCCGTTGGAATGGCAATGAAAGCGGGCGGTAAAGTTCGCGGTTGTGGTATTGCTCAACGTGGTTTAACTAAAGGAAAAGTATTATGAAAGAAACAATGGGACCAAAAACAATGGCTAAAGATGTGGAGAAGTTTCCTCAGTTTGAAAGCCACGACGCTGCTGCAGCTAAACACGGCGCAGGCCATTTGCCACACCACAAGTTCTTCCAAGAGCATAAGGCAGGCCATGACGTACACACTGAAGCTGTACAGAAGTTTTGTACAGGCGGTAAGATGAAATGAGAGCTTCTCGCGGTATGGGTGATATTAACCCTGCTAAAGAACCAAAGGCTACGACCGCTCTAAAAGCAGGCGGTAAAACCAACTGGATCGCGGGAGCTATCAAGAAACCTGGCGCTTTACATAAAGCTTTGGGTGTGCCAGAAGGTGAAAAGATTCCGTCTAGCAAACTGGCTGCAGCTGCAAAAAAACCCGGCAAGATGGGTAAGCGGGCTAGGCTAGCGGAAACCTTGAAAGGGTTGAAGAAATGAGTTTTGTTATTACTTGGTTATTTGACAAACTTGGCTACATGCCTAAAATTAAAGTAGATGTCGGTAGCATTGCGTATAAAGCATGGCCTTTCCCTGTAGAATCAAAAGCGGAAGAAACGCCGGTAAAGAAATCGGCTGTTAAAAAAACAAGAACTTTGCCGTCTAGAGCAACTATTGCTAAAACTGCCCGTACAAAAAAGGCTAAGTGATGACCGTACCATCCCCTCTTACCACAGGCACTACGTTATTTAATCTAGATTTAAATGATCTGATTGAGGAAGCGTTTGAGCGCTGCGGTAAAGAGCTACGTTCTGGTTACGACTTTAGAACTGCAAGACGTTCTTTGAATTTGCTAACTGTTGAGTGGGCAAACCGCGGCATTAACATGTGGACTATTGAGCAGGGAACTATTAATTTAGTTCAAGGACAAACTACCTACGCGTTGCCTACAGATACTATTGACCTCTTAGAGCACCAGATTCGTACACAGGCAAATAGCCCATCTAATCAAACGGATATAAATATATCCAGAATTTCAGTATCTACTTATTCAACAATCCCAAACAAGCTATCCCAAGGTCGGCCAATTCAAGTCTGGATTCAACGTTTATCTGGCCAGCCAAACAATAGCACGTATACATTAGCTTCTACCATTTCAGCAACAGACACAACAATTACTCTTTCTGACACAACTAACCTGGCTTCAGCCGGTTTTATTCAAATTGACAATGAGATCATCGCCTATGGCTATGTATCTGGAAACCAAATAGGTTTCTGTGCTCGTGGGCAAGCGAATACAACTGCAGCAGCTCACACTTCAGGCGCAAGTATATACGTTCAAAATCTTCCAGCGGTGTCAGTCTGGCCTACACCAGATGGGTCACAACCATACCAATTTGTGTATTGGCGTTTGCGTCGTATTCAAGACGCTGGGGATGGTGTAAATATCCAAGATATTCCGTTTCGTTTTGTTAACTGTTTAGTTGCTGGTTTGGCGTATTATTTGTCAATCAAACTACTAGGAGTAGACCCCCAGCGCATCGCCGGTTTAAAGGCAGATTATGAGCAGCAGTTTCAGTTAGCGTCAGAAGAAGATAGAGAAAAAGCCCCAGTTCGGTTTGTACCACGTAGGATGTTTATTGGGGGTTATTAATGCCTAATAAGTTTGCTTCTGGTAAGTATGCAATTGCAGAGTGCGATCGGTGTGCATTTAGATATAAGTTGGTTGAGTTACGTACGGAAATCATAAAGACGAAACCCTACCAGCTAAAAGTCTGTAATACCTGCTGGGACCCTGATCAACCTCAGTTACAATTAGGGATGTATCCTATCAACGATCCCCAGGCAGTACGGGAACCAAGACGGGATTTGAGTTATGTACAGTCAGGTTTGACGGCGTATGGGTATCAGGCTGGAGGCAGCCGAGATACTCAGTGGGGTTGGAATCCTGTAGGACAGGGGTATGACTACAATGAAACGCCGAATTATTTGGTTGGGCAAGGGCAAGTTGGAACAATAACAATTAACTAGGAGTAGGACATGGGATATAAAAGCGCAGCCGATGGCATAACAGGTAAAGGTAAAACTAAGGGCAAAAACCTTGGCGATTCCGGTTCAGATGTTGGCATCGAAATGGGTAAAAAAGTTGGTAAGGGCACTGCTGGCGGTAAAACCGATGCAGACATGCTATCAATGGGCCGTAACTTGGCTAAAGTTAAAGCAAACGGAAAATAATCATGGCTATTAACAACAAACCTGCATCTAAATACGCACAGCCCCATACAATTAGTGGTAAGGCTGTTGGTAATGAACTGCCAGCTGAATCTACAGAATCCGGTAAAGATTACATGGATGAGATGAATATCTCTATTGCTAACGTTAGTAAGGGTAACTACAAGCCTACCAAGACTTCTGGCATTGAAATGCGCGGTGGTAAAGCTCAGACTAAAGGTAAAATGTCACGTGGGCCAATGGCTTAAGGGTAAACCCTGATGAACTACGAAACGTTATATAACTCGATCCAAGCGTACGCTGAGAATACTGAACAGCTGTTTGTGGCTAACATTCCTGTATTTGTTCAGGAAGCTGAAGATCGCATATATAACTCCGTAAACCTACCATCGCTACGCAAAAATGTAACAGGTACACTAACTGCTGCTAACCAATATATTTCACTGCCTAGCGATTGGTTGGCTAATTATTCATTAGCTGTTATTGATTCTACAAATCGATATAACTACCTGCTTAACAAAGATGTTAACTTTTTGCGGGAAGCGTACCCCTCGGTTGTGTACACAAGCCCAACATACCAGGGTACACCGCAGGGGGTTCCAAGGTATTACGCTTTATTTGGTTCACAGCTATCCAACGTCAATGAAATGACACTGATGGTAGCCCCAACACCAGATGCTAACTACACAGTAGAGATGCACTATTTCTACTACCCGCCAACTATTGTTCAGGGTCAAATTGCCACGCTAGGCGCTATTACTGCCGGTTCTTTATATACTAATGGCGTATACCAAAACGTAGCCTTAACAGGCGGCTCCGGCGCTAATGCAACTGCTGATATTGTTGTTGCTGGCGGTGTTGTAACAAATGTTAGCCTTAAGTTTGGCGGCAATTTCTATGTGGCTGGAGATATTCTTTCTTGTTCTTCCCTTGGTTCTACTGGTGCCGGTTTTTCTATTCCAGTATCCTCCGTATCAAATGCAGCTGGAACAAGCTGGCTCGGCGATAACTACGACCCGGTTTTGTTTTACGGTTCTATGCGTGAAGCTATGCTATTTATGAAGGGCGAGCAAGACTTAATTGGCTATTACGAATCTAAATACCAAGAGGCTTTACAGCAACTTGTTCGTCTTAGCGAGGGGCTTGATCGTGGTGATTTCTACAGAGATGGCCAGACTAAACTTAACGTTAGCGGAGCTAGGCCTTAATGTCTATAACGCAAGGTCAAACGACCCAATTTAAAGTAAACCTACTTAGCGGGCTTGAAAACTTTGCTTCTGGTACCCCTTATACATATAAGATAGCGCTCTATACTGGTAATGCGGCTTTGAACAATGCTACGGCTACTTACACTACTGCCAATGAAATAACTGGCGCTGGTTATACAGCTGGTGGTAAACCCTTAACAATAACCCAAGTTCCAGTTGGGGATTTAAATAGCAATACTGCCTATATATCATTTGCACCCGTAATTTGGACTGGCGCTAGCTTTACTACCAGGGCGGCTCTGATTTATAATAGCAATACAAATGCGTCTATTTGCGTATTGGATTTTGGTTCGGATAAGACTAATACCCAAGCAGGAACATTTACAATAACTTTCCCAACACCCACGGCGACTAACGCCATTATTAGAATTAGCTAGGAGTAATTATGCAAAAAGAATTAGCAAGCTGTGGCGATAACGCTGTAGCGACGTTACAAGCAAATGTAGCTATTCCGGAAGGAATGACGCAAGAAGGTTTTTACCATGTTGAGTGCCGTGATGCACAAGGTAATTTAAAGTGGGCTGAAGAAGTTCCTAACCTAGTCGTAGCCATCGGTAAGCAGTTAATGCTTGATACCCTGTTACGTACTTCTGGTACATATACAACAGTTGGACCATTCTTAGGTTTAACTAAGGTTAGCTTGACTCCAGCCGCTACTGATACTATGACTACCTTGGTAACTACTAATGCTGCTGAGTTTATTAACTACACAGTTGGTGGTTCTGCAGTTCGTGGTACAGCCGTATTTGGCGCTTCTAGTTCAAGTGGTTCTACACCATCTAACGTAACAACTTCAACAGCCACTGCAATTACCTACACTATTACTGGTGCGGGTGGTACAGTTTATGGTTGCTTCTTAGTTACAGGTTCAGGTGCTGTTAGTACCCAAAGCTCTACAGCAGGTACTTTGTACTCAGAAGGCAACTTTGCAACAGCTAAGACTACAACTGCTGGCGATACTGTAAGCGTTACATATAGCACAACCGCTACAAGCTAAGGAGTCTTAAATGGCTCTAGTAGTTAATGACCGGGTACAACAGACTGGTACTGCTAATACAACCGTAAGTTTCACATTAAGCGGAAGCGTTACAGGCTATCAGTCTTTCTCTGTTATCGGAAACGGTAACACTACTTTCTATGGTGCTACAGACACTACTGGTAATTGGGAAGTGGGTATTGGTACATATGCTACTGGTGGAACATTAACTCGTACAACAATCCTAGCATCTTCAAACTCTGGTTCTGCAGTTACATTTAGCGGTACAGTTAACGTATTTGTTACATACCCTGCTGAAAAATCGGTGAACTTAGATGCATCTGGTAATGTTAGCGCTCTTGGGACGATTACTTCAGCGGTTTGGAATGGAACAACAATTCCAGTGGCTTATG